TTTTAAATTATTTTTATATTGTAAACTTTTGTTTATAAAATTCTATATTTGTAAAGTATAAATGCGAACACTCCAGTACATAAAGAATCAGTTTGACAATGTAATGAAGCCAATGGTTTGGGACAAATCGACCCAAGCCAAGTTTATGCATGTTATAAAGAATCCATTGGTCATCAAGGAAAAGAGCATGATACCGCAATGGAAATTTTGTACGGCAATCGGTGACAAGCGTTGCACTGACAATATTGGAATGTCCGATATTTTAATTCTTGATTTTGACGATCCTAACTATAGCATTAAAGAATTTGAAAACACATTTAGAGAATTTCGTTTCGTATTGCATACATCGCATTCATATGACGGTATAAATCAGAAATTCAGGGCATTCTTGTTCCTTAACGAAGAGTATGATTTGAACAGGCTATTCTTTAAGTGTCATAATACAGCATTCAGTCCTTATCACATGCTTGTCAATTATTTCGACAAGGTTGACAAGGCAAGTTTTGTCCGTGCACAGTTCTTTAAGATGCCAGCGATAATAGAAGAAGGTAAACCATATTATTACAAGTTCAATAACGGCAGGCTATTTAACCCGTTTGTCGATATCGGATTTGAAATGAAAATGGCTTATGAATATTGCATAGATAAACAGGAAGAATATCTGAAGGAACTTGATAAAGAAAACCAGAAATACCGTTCAAAGTTCGGAAAGATAAATCTTACAAAAGCTAAAAAATACATAGATGAAACGATTGAAAATACGCCGGATGGTGAAAGACATAACCAGGTATTTTCTTTGGCATGCTGGTGGAAAAGAATTGGCGGGACTTATGAAGAATTTGAACAAAGTATGCCTTCATGGGCAGACAGTTCATATTCTAAGCAGATGAAGCGTATAAGACTGGAATGGGCGAAATTAAAATAATAGAGGTGATTTATGGACATATATGAACAATTATGGAATGCGTTCAATGATATCTTTTTTGACGAAAAGCCACATAAATATACCGACTCCGTAGGAACAAATTATACTTCGGTTACGACCTTTGTCGGACAATTCGAATCCGACAAGGACTGGGATTATATCGCAGAACGTTCGGCGATAAAGAAACTTACGGCAGATGGCATAAATGTAGACTTAAGCAAGATACGCAGTGCAAAACGTAAAGCAGAAGTCAAGAAACTTATTACTGAAACAGCAAAGAAATTAAGAGCAGAATGGAATCATTCAGGCGATATTGCTTGCAGTCTCGGTACGATGGTTCATGCCGTTGCAGAACTTGGTTGGCAAAATAAAGAATTCTATCCTGACGATAGGGAATTCGAAAAATATCCGGAAATTAAGGAAGATTTCGATTACCGTAAGCAGAAACTCAAGAAGATGATGGCAGACATGAGAAAAATCTATATGCCAATCAAGAACGAGCTGATTGTTTATGACCGCGGCTGGAAACTTTGCGGAACGATTGACTTTTTAGCCAAGGATATAAGGGACGGTTCTTATGCTATTATCGACTGGAAGACGAATAAAAAATGGGAATTTTCAAACCGATATAATAAGCTTAAGGCGCCGTTCGATAAACTCGACGACTGCAACATTTCACATTATGAACTTCAGTTGAATATATATAAGGCGATTCTTGAAAAACATACCGATATAAAAATCAAGGACTTGATTTTAATTCATATTCCGCCAAAAGAAGTAGGCGTGGCAGAAGTTCATAAGTGCCAAGATTTACAAAAAATTTTAATTCCGTATTTAAATAAAATGGAGAAACAAAATGAAAGTAGAACAAACACAGCTAAGTAATATGCAGGTTAAACAGATTTTCGAAGAGTTCAATGCTCGAATCAATGAACCTGGCATTACGGCAAAATATTCATGGTGCATGTTCAAGAATTGTGAAGTTCTTGCACAACCGTATAATGCGCTTATGTCTCAGCTTTATGATCAACGTCGTGAACCTGAATTTCAGAAATTCATGGCTGAACAAGATGAAATCGTTAAAGATTGCGCTAAGAAGGATGGCAATAAGATAGTATACGATGCGAAGAATCAGCCCGTACTTGATGAAACACGTATTGGCGAATTCAATACCAGGTCACAGGAACTTCGTGAAAAGTATAAAGAGTTCTTCATCAAGTCAGAAGAAAAGCTTAAAGGCAATGCAGAACTTTTTAACACTCCGGTTACAGTGATGCTTACCAAGCTCGAAGTTAACGAATTCCCGAACGTTGCAAAGCCTTGGGTTGTCGGCTTGCTCGGTTACTAGTCTAATACGCAGCGCATTAAAAGAACCAGGTTTTATGACCTGGTTTTTTATTATAAATATATAAAGATTATGATAAGCAATAAAGATATTTTTAACGTAAACAAAGTCGTAATGCCATTCAGTGGCAAGGATATAGATTCAATCATATCCAAAAGCGTCATATCAGGCTATGTCGCTACTACCTATGACACGTTGATTACTACATTGAAAGATATTGCAAAAGCGACGCAATATCCGGTAACGTTGAACCCGAATGCTATTTTTATGGGTTCGAATAACCCGTTGACCAGAAATAATGTCATTATCCAGGTCGAAGGCACTCAATTATATACTGAATTCATCAATAATGTCGTAAAGACAGGCGAAAGCGAAAGCTGGTCCAACTTTATTACATATTCCGAACTGATGAAAGATGAAATAAAAAATATCAAAACCCAGGCGTATAAGAAATTCTTGTGGAATTACCATAATATCGATGCCTGGTTTACAAACAAAAACATAGGACTGATTACTAACGATAAAAATATTCTTTTGACTGATTTCGAATCATTTAGGGACAGGGTTCTTAAGACTGGCGATTTTGAAGGCTTTATCGATTGTTGTGTAGACGAAGATGTAAGGAAGGCCATAAATTATATAGTTATACATGGTTGCGAATTATTGAAGAAATACAAGGTTGAGCTGAATAACCATATCGCGAACGACAATAAAAGACAAGAGACAATCATGCTTAAGAATCCAATTATTATGAAAATTTATCTTCAGTCGTCTGTTGCAAATCAATGTCGAAAGGACTGGCCGAAGATTAAGTTCAATACATTGGATAAAAAATCATTCGACACAATAGGACTCTGGGACGTATAATATGGCTATAAAAATTCTCACGGATGTAAGCTTTAAAGACAACGCTAGATACTTCAATTCGCATATTGATGATTTATCCCGTGCCGAAAATTGGGAATTCAAGTATACCGCGCTTAATGAAAACGGACAGGATATTGTTCGTTTCGGTGGCCGATATGACTATAGACCGGAAAGTTATCCCGCTGGCACAGTATTCCTTGGTTCCAATACCATCAATGCTGACATACTTTCAAGTATTGAAAATGTAGTATTTGACAGCACGCCTCCTAAGATTGTTTCGACTGACTTTACTTCGACCGTATTTACGCAATACGAAGAAGCTGTTTTCAAGGGCAAGATTGTAATAGAGTCTGATTCCTTAATAGACCTGTGCAAATTCAATATTAAATATAATACTGTAAGCTTAACCACAGAATTAATTAAGGCAGAAAGATTTGAAAGTCCTGAAATAACTGTCGACGGTTTAAGCGACTTTTTTGTCAACCGTAATGGCGATACCTATACGTTAACATTCAAGCTCGATATCGAAAAATTTAGAAAAACAACCGGTAAATTTACCATGGAATTCTTCGATATCTGCGGTAATAGCACGGGCGAATATGAAACTGACGAATACACTTGGACAATTATCGACGAAAAACTTACACGCGAAACTATAAGCCCGCTTATTATTACATTCATCGATATTTATCCTAAAGATAGGATTATCCTCGATAATGTCGTTGGCGAAGTAACGGTACAGGTATACAATCCGAACAAGTCTTTATGGCCATTTAGACCGCATGTCGAATTAGGACAGAATAGTATCGGCGTAATTGACATGAGGACATTCGGTCCAGAAAGCTATGTTGAAAAAACCGGAACGTTAACATTCAAGGTTAAAGATGTAACTAGGCACGGCAGCTTAATCGTAGACGCATGGATTGATTTTACTACGGTAAACCCGGAACTTGCGCCATTGATAAAGACATTGACATTCGCTGAAGCCATACTGAAAGACTTTATTGTTCAAGAAAAAGGAAGGCTTTATAAATTTAAACCGTATATTCCGAACTACTTGAAAGACGAAAGATATGGCGAATTCGTAATGTTCTTTGAAAAATTCTTGAATACATCGCAAAGAAGCCTGACAACCGGAAACGCGATAAGCACGCTTGAAAAAATTGCCCGTATCGGCGATTTTAACGATATTACGAAGATAGAAATTCCGATGCTACAATATTATAGGGCTCAATATAACTGCGAAGTTTCGCCAAACCTAAACAGCCTGCTACAATATCTGAACAGCAAAGAAGATATACAGCATGACAAAAGTAATGGAACACAGGATTAAAGATGGAATATTCAGAAAGTGTAAAAACAGAAGCAATCGCTCTTATAAAATATCTTTATAAGAATATGCCAACTTATAACCAGATTAAAGGTACTTACATGGGCATTCAGTATGTAATGAATATGCTTGGCCTTTGCGCATCTATTACTGAAATCTGGTCTGACAAGACACAAAATACATTAAAGAACTTTGCTGACGAATCGGGACTAATCAGGGCTGACGAACTTAACGACGTGAGAAAACGCATAGATGAGCTTGGAACAGCCAAGGTCAAAAATTATTTCTTGACTTCTCGTTTCGATATCGATTTCGTAAACGTAAAAAACCAGTCATATAGCGATTTCATAAAGCAATCTGAACTGATTATCCAAGTAGTCAATCAGATAAAGCCTGTTACTCGTGCATTAAGAAAGCTTTACTACATTATAAAGATTACTACTGATCTCAGCCTTCAGAACATTTCTTTGTATAATAATACACAAAAAACAATTTATGCTTATAGGTATCAATGGGATGTCACAAGTTCAGGGTCTGCATATAAAAACAGTTTCGATAAGAACTCGCAACGTTTAACAACATTGTATCTTCCGTATATATCAAGCAAGCCATATGCCAAATGTCTCGGCTACTATGATGATGGTATATTTAAAGAAAGTGTTTATGCTGCGCCTTGTAATACTTATTTCAACCTGAATGAAATAAAGAGAAAATTTAAAGCGTCCAGGCAAGACAATTTCCTGTTTAAGCTATATGCTACGAATACCCATGGCGATATAATATCGAGAATGTATAAATTTCCTATAGACAAAATAGATGGCGTAACCGTAGACAATGACAGATATGGCATAATAGTCAACTTCAATGGCGATGCTGCGACATTTATACAATCGCTTACGGCAATACTATATAACGACAATACTCGTATCTCTAACTTGTCACAGATAAAGCTTAAACTTGAAACTGTGTTCTGCCTAGTGCATGAAACAGATTATCTATACCAGGATGAAGCTTTAATTGATAAATTAAATGAATTTACCGGATTAATATTTGAAAATAGTCAGGAACAATTCGATAGCGAGACAGATATGTTTATCAATCCCGAAAATGCAAACGATATATACTTTATTCCAGAAAATATATAAAATAAAAACCGCTAATCATTAGCGGTTTTTCTTTTATTATAGCAATGTATTAGAACGTATACTTTCCGCCTTCGAATGTCGTATGTACTTTCTTTCCACCTTCGCCTGCAGAAACATTATAGATATAATCGGTGCCAAGTAATTCCTGTTCTTCTTTATCACGCGCATATGTGCCTTCTTCATAGAAAGTAGAATAATATGCAGGATAAATCTTTCCATACTCGTCCATCATCGGTTTATCACCAAATGTCACAGTATCGTCCTTAAACTCGTTTATTCCGGACATAGACCTATAATATCTCGTCGTGTGATACTCTCCAGAATATACCTTTAAAGACGATTTATCGATATACTGGTCGTCGACGTAAGTATACTCTATGATAGGATCAAACTGGTTCGTAGACTCGTTCCAGATATAGTTTTCGTATCTTGAAGAAACTGGTTCTGCACTGGCCACTACAGGGTCAGCAGATGGAACAAATACTGAATATACTGCGCTAAGCTGCTTGGCGTCGGCGTCATACGTAGTAAGCTCAGTGGTTTTTTCATACTTATATGTCGTAAAATGTGCCGTAGCTACGCCATCATCGGTATAATAATGAATGGTTGTCGGCGATTCCGCAAGCTGATATACATTGCCTACCTTTGTATTATAAATCTTACCGAAATCGTATTTATCGGTCAAGCTTCCATCTTTATTGCCGAAAGTAGTTACATGATAAAGATCATTGCCCTTGTTCGTCGTTACATAAGTATTAATGCGTTCGATAATACGTGCATCCTTGATAGGCTTATACAATACACCTTCCATTGTAAACGTAAACGATACCGTAATTTTTCTCCAGTCTTCTTCACCCATACTATCGGAATCAATTGTCAGGTTTAAACTGTCAAGCTTTAATTTAATACTTCTGCGCTTATTGAAGAACCAGAATTCCTTGACATCGAAGAATGCTGCTGGCTGGAATCTTGCGCCAATCTGTTCCATAATCTGCAAAGCGTCAGACATTTTTTCGCAGTTGGCTTCCATCGAAATACCGAAATTGTGCGGTACTGGTTGGACGTCAGACCAGAACTGATCCTGTAAGCCTCCTCTTACACCTGCATTGTCCAAGTCGGCTTCATAGAATGCTCTCTGTTCATATATGCCTTTCGCGCGTTCAGAAGCGAACTGCATTGAATCCAGGCGGTATGTAAGATTCGGCAAAGAAATATAGTATTTCTTTCCGCTCTCTTCCTCGGTCCTGAAATCATGAGACTTCGCTCTAGGCCCGAACTTGATAGGAACCTTTATGCTCTTTACCGGTTCGCCAAATTTATTGTACCTGACGACGTGTAAATCGTTAAAGAAGTTCTCGAACCCGATAAATAAAGCCCTTATAGTATCGGCGAAATAATAGTTTATTGGATATCCGTAATTAGGCGCTCCGTCGATGACACCTTTCCAATAACCATTCAATGACGGATCATAATTTAATTGTGTATAGTTTGCCATATACCATATTTATGTTTTGTAAAAGAAATTCAGAATATAAATATATAGTACAATCTATCAAATTATGTGAGGCTTTTTCAATGTGGATGAAAAACGAAGATCTACGAGGCCATGGACAACAAATTGAAGTGACCCAGGAGCAGATGGATGAATATATTAAATGCTCCAAAGATATATTTCATTTTACGAAATACTTTTATATTCTTACGGACGACGGCGAACAGCCAATTCAGCTGCGCGAATACCAAGAACGTATCGTTAAAATGCTTATTGGCAAATACTATGATAAAGACGGAGTAATTCGAAATAACAGAATATGTATGATGGGCCGTCAGTGCGGCAAGACTACAATCGCCACCCTGTATATTCTGTGGTATGCACTGTTCAACGCGGACAAGACCATCGCAGTTCTCGCAAACAAGGAAGACCAGGCAAAAGAAATTATGCTCAGAATCAGAGCTGCAATTCTTAAGCTTCCATTATGGCTACAGCAAGGTATCAATCCTGACCGTGGCGGCTGGTCAAAAGAAAGTATCGGTTTCGATAACGGAACCAAGATATTCTGTGCCGCTTCCGGTTCATCTGCCATTCGTGGTAAGTCAGTTGACTTGATGCTCGTGGACGAATTTGCGTTCTTACCAGAAGAAGACGCTAAGGACTTTATTAAATCCGTTTTCCCAACTCAATCTGCTAGAAAGGACGCCATGATGATTCTTATTTCTACTCCTCATGGCATGAATGAATTCTATAATATATGGACCAAGGCTGCTGCTGGTATTTCTAGCTATGTCGCGGCTAAAATTCAATGGTGGGAAATTCCTGGAAGAGACGAGGCATGGAAGAAACGTATCATTCGTGACTTCGGTATTCAGATGTTCATGCAGGAATATGCTTGTCTTTTGGGTAGCGAAAAGATAACCGTAAGGTCAGAAGAAGGCATAGAATTGACCGATACGATAGAAAATCTGTATGAACTTTACATGGACGGATTCCTCCGTTAGCTAAAGTTACAAAAAATTAGAAAAGTTATTCATAAATAAAATAGGTGTATGGAAATTGGTCCATGCATAGGATATTTTAAGGAGAAATACCATGAAACGTAGAGAAGACATCTATAACGTTGGTAATGATTACAATCAAGTCACTTCTTCATACTTTGTAACTGATGACAAAACTGCTGAAACATCTGCAGGCGTTGCTGGTTACAAGGCATACAGCGATGGCTTGTTCCACTTCACTGTTCAGCCGGTTTACGAACTTTCTGGTGGTGCTTCTGCACTCAACAAGCGCGTATTCAACAAGCTCCCACAGTCTGCTTGGGGTGTACCGTCCTTCCTCGGAGATGAAAAGGTTGCTTCTGCATTCTCTGCAGTCCCGAATGCTTCCGCAGTATTCAGCCCGGACTATGCAGTTATTGAAGACCCGACTAACAATGAATGGACAAAACAATAATCATAACTGATTAGCGAAATTTAAAAACCTTAGAGTAAAATCTAAGGTTTTTTCTTATATTTCTGAAATTTTTATTTAACAAACTATAAATATATTAAAGCTAATTTTAGAGGTTTTAATATGGAAGCTAAAAAGCTATTAAATGAACAGGCTATTGCTGAAAGTAAAGTCGTTAATGAAGACGCAGGTAATGGCGTAAAAAGAATGTATATTACAGGCCCTTTTTTACAGGCTGTAGATAAGAACAGAAATGGTCGTGTATATCCACGTGGCATTATTGAACGTGAAGTTAACAAGTTCCAGTCGCTTATCGAATCTCGTGAAGCGCTTGGCGAACTTTCTCATCCGGAATCAATCGAAATCAATCCTGACCGTTCTGCAATCCTTATTACGAGCTTGAAGATGGACGGCAATATCGCAATCGGTAAGGCTAAGGTTCTTTCTACGCCGTGTGGTAAGATTCTTGAATCTCTCCTTTCTGACGGCGTAAGAATGGGTGTTTCTTCTCGTGGAACTGGTAATCTTTGCGAAGACAATACTGTCGCTGAAGACTACTCGATGGCTACGATTGACGCAGTTTACATGCCTTCTGCACAATGCGCATATTCTGACCCGATGTATGAATCGGTTCAGTATGTTACAAAGTGGGTTTTGAATGAAGCCACAGGTCTTTACATTGAAAAACAGGAACAAATTGTAAAAGCACAAGAAACATTTAACAATATCGTCGACAAGCATGGCAGTAAAATTATTCTTAAGGCATTCGGCGATTTTCTCAGGGCTATTTAATAAGGGGAATAAAAATGGATTTAAACGAAGCAAAAAATATTCTTAAAAGAAACGGTTACACGGTTCTTAAAGAAGAATTTGACTATGACGCTTACTTGATTAACAGCTATGAACGCTCAATCGGCGGCGACGGTCCTGATTCATACGAAATGCACGAATATGCAAGAGAACATTGCGATTTGCCGACTCAGGAAGAGTTGAATAAGCAATTGCCAGACTTGCAGACAAAAATCCCGGGTCTTATTAAAATTGAATACGAACAAGATTTTAAAGAGCCGGAATTCGATGACGACAGAGTTTTGCTTACAGACTCAGTTACATTATTTGTACAATATGATTCTGTCGAAGAAGCTGAAAATGATGACCTCCGTATAGAGAACGAAGAAAAGTATTTTAATATTCTATTAAAAGAAATCGAAGGCATTGACGAAGCATATGACAGCGGTATTTCAAACCAATATGATGAAGGCAATGTTTGTTACTTCACATATACGGTAACACAAAAAGCGCCGGGATATTATACATATGACCCGTATTAATCTTTAATTGCTATAGAAATAAAAATAGAGGTCTTAAGACCTCTATTTTTTAATTACAAAAATTTAAATTAGCCGTTCATTTCTTCAGAGCAAAGTTCGCAGATACCGTTATCGTCTACCTTGTCGCATTCTTCGCCGCAGATAGCACATGTATGTTTGAGCTTTACTTTTTTACCATTACCGGATTTACCGCCACAGCAACATCCGCATTCCTGGACAAGATATTTCTGGAATGCATCGGAATCGATTACCGGATGATTGCCAGCAAGCTTCTTGCTTTCTTCGATAAAAGTCAATCCGTTTTCTTCTACGATTCTTTTTGCCTCTTCAAGTTTCGCCATATCGGCAGCTATAAGTGTTTTAATCATTGACATTATTAATTTCTCCTTAACTAAATTTTAACAATAAGCCGTATTCTTTTTCCAGCTTCTGAACTGTATCAGACATAAGATTATTAAGAGCGACCTTGCTCTTAAACTGTTCGGAAAGTTTTTCAACGGCATCTATAAATGCCCTGAGCTTTCTAAGTGCATTTTCCTTATTGTAAATTTCGTCGGAGAAAATATAAGATTTAGATGTAATCTTAAATTCTGTACCCGTTGCAAGAGTTATTTCAACAAGCTCGTCAGCGAAATCTCTAATTATATCATAAACTTCTTGAAAGTGCGTATGGTCGAAGCCCTTATCGCAACTCCAATGATAAATGTGAATTTTATTAGAGAATGTCAAAGCATCAACTGCGAACGTATAAAGCGCCTGAAATTCCGCTTCATTGGTGCTCGCCAAATAGCTTACAAATGTTTCTGTCTGATCCATTTCTTAATCCTTTTTATTATTTATAACATTATAAGCCTGATTCCGTATCGACCATATTACTTGCACGCTCGTAAATATATGCGTCACTCCACTCAGGATGCGTTTTCTCATATTCTATTGTCAAGGCCAGTATTTTGTCTTCTCGTGAATACAATGTTTCTGCTTTCGGTTTGACATCTTTTGGCGATTCCTGCCCTTTCTGTGTAGGAACATCAGGCATCAAATCAGGCAAATCTAAAGAATCAAGTTCGCTGTAAATATCCTTATTTGTTCTTCCCCATGCCATAGTTGCAAGGTTATTCGCGCCCATATGTCGTGCGTTATCTTCTTCCTTGAGCAATGACTCTTTGACAGCCTTTTTGCTTACGCCTGCAGCTTTGGCAGCCTGCGCCATACTGTCAGCATAACTTGTCAAACTAGCGCCATTATTTTTCTGCGGAATAGAATCATTGGTACCGAAACGATTTTCAAGCGAAACGATTTGGTCTTTCTTGATACCACTTATTTCGTTCAATGATTTTTTGTTTTTATTATAGAGTGACTTCGTATTATTGTATTCTTTTGACAGCTTATTTAATTTTGCTTCTTCGGCTTCAAGTTCTTTTTGCAACTTTGCTAAATCGTTATTGACCGCAGTCAATTCACCTTTTGCCGTCCTTGCCGCATCTGACGCTTCTTTGCGTAAGGCAAGATTTGCATTAAGCGCGTTAGTTGCAGCAGTATGTTTCTTTAAGTCTTCTTCATATTTTGCAGTCGTCCAGTAATCGGCGCTTGAACCTTTCATCTGGTTCTGTTGAGCGTTTTGCACAAGACCTTGTGTCTTGGCGAACGCAGCGGCATATTTCGTTTCGTTAGAATCAATTGCCGATTTAAGCTCTTTAGACTTACTTTCAGTAACTGCGAGCTTGGACTTAAGTTCCTCTACCTTTTTAGTCTGCGTATCTACATTTGCCTTAAGGGAATTTACTTTCTTAGATAAACTGCTAGTCTTCTTACGCAACTGATCTATTTCCGCGGAATTATTGGTATGTGCGTTCGGTGTCAGCATAGAACTTGCCTCAGACGGCGCACGCATAGCTTTACCCTGCATAGACGCCGCATACATCGCCGCGAACTGTCCATTGAGTTCTATGTTTGTTTCAGTCTGTCCGCCAAGGTTAGGATCAATTTCGCCGCCGACGCCATATGTGCGTTCACCGGCTTGCGTAGCCTGATATTCCATAAACGAAAATGAAAGTTTCCATTTTGCCGGGTTATTGCTGGCATAATCAAGTTCGTATTTTGTATAGTTGGTCAGCTTTAAATTCCTGAACGAATAAACCTGCATCTTGGACGAAAAATTATTATCGTATACATTTATATCGATTCCCTTGATGAAATCATTCATCCTGTATGTAAATGTCCTGGTATCGAAAAGTTTGTTCAAGAACAGGTTTACAAGTTGCTCCACGACAAGGTTATTATTGGCGTCGTAGTAATCCATCAATTCTATAGTCAAATCGTCCAATGAACTATAATCAGGAATAAGGAAAGTCTTTTCGTTATTGCCGTATTTATAAATTTCAGACTTGTATTTGAATGAAGGCAAAGCCACGTCGGTGCAATTAAACAATTCTATTGCATAATTTTCAGGGATAGCGTCAAAATTAAGAAGCCTTGCCTTATCTTCTTTCGACGTGTCGTCCTTGGCGAAGTCTTTATCGGTCAACCATAGCGTCACGCTATATGAATCTGACAACTTTACGGACTTCTTCTGCTGATACTCATATAGATTACATAAACCCATATACTATTTATACATCTATCCAATGTTATAAATATGTATATGAATAACGAAAACCTAAATTCTTATTTGAACAAATTTTGGACGCCGCAAAAATGTGGTAAGGTCAACGACCTTGCCGAAATACATGCCGATCTGCTATCGAAATATTTAAGGGCGGAACCGAAAGACTTGTTTGAACAACTGGCTGAAAATACGTTTAAGTTTAAGCCAATGAAATCGTCCTGGAACGATTTTCTAAAAAATGCGAATCTTGCAGAATACCTTATGCCGGAATATACGGAAAAGGCACTTAATATCGCAGGCGGTCAGCCTGCGATAGGAAAAGGCGAATTCTTATTCGCGAGTTGTTTTTCGAATATAGGGTTTCGTCAGGGACGCGGTGACTTGTATGACATGAATACGAATTTAACGGCAGAATTTAAAGGCATAAAATCCAATCTTTCCGGTTATGGCAATCAGTATAAGCAGATGAGCCGCGAAGTAATGCTTTCAATTTTCGGATTATTCAATACGAATATAGAAAGCGATAATTTTAACAGGAAAGTCGGGGAACAACTTGACGAGTGCCTGAAGCAGCAGCCGGATAAAATTGTCGATGTAATGAAAAGGCTTCAAAATATAAAAAACCCAGATACCCGCGTGGCAAGAATGTTTGCAAAATATTATGATCTGAAGCCGCATATTTTTGAACTCGCGGGCGCGCAACAGCTATACCTTTATATGTTGCAACAGAGAGCCTCCTACATGGTTTTTTCTAATGACAAGGGTTTCTGCTGCTGTGAATTTCCGAAGACCCCAGAAGTCGCGTATAACATCGTAACGTATGAATCTGTAAAGCTGTCTAGCTGGTTCAGCGGTGAAAACGGATTTACTATAGGTATATAATGGTCGATGATGTAGAACAAAAAGACGTTGCGCAAGCTGGCCTTATATCTCAGCCGGTAGCCACCATTGAAAACAATATATTTGTTATCTACGGTAACAAAAATCCGGTTCATGGCTTTACAATAAGCAACGACAAAATCAGAAAACTTCTAGTGCATGAAAGTTTTTTCCAAAGATTACCGTCCATGACGCTCGAACTGAACGACGTCGGTACGTATTTCCATTCCGTGGGCTTTCAGATTGGTAACAGTATTTTCGTGACAGTTACGCCGTCCCTGGATTCGGGTATCGACGTAAAACCGTATATTGACGCCGAATTTATCATAGAGTCGATTGAATACGCTCTCGACCAGGACAATAACAGCTATTACTATATTTTGAAATGTACGCTGGCTGCGGAGAAATACCTTAATGATATTTTTGTATGGCCTAAAGACGACAGCGGTACCATGTTGAATCGTAGTAAGGCATTCACGAGTACCGAAGTATTGAGAGCCTGTATCAGTCATGCCGGCCTGAAGTTTACTTCGTCAGTCGATTCTAACGATACTATGCCTTGGCTTAACGCTTCATTATGCCACGCTGACTTTGCTGACAAGATTGTTTCTCATGCGTGGATTTCAGATGACGATATGCCATTGCTCTATATCGATAAAAACGGCCTTGCAACATATACGTCAATTAATAAATTGTGTGAAGGCGCAACCGTAAGTAATTTTATACAGGTAACGACATACCAGAAATTGCACGACGAGACCAAAGGGACTGAAGAAAACGCGAAGCCTACACCATATAAGGCTTATGAATCATTACGCTATGTAAACGCCGGTTTTATACAGAACCAAGGCGGCTACGGTATAAAAGCGAAGATATTCAATCCATATAATATAGAGCAAATAAATCCGATAAAGTTTCCGGTTATGGTCACTAAGAATTTATTTACAGGTAAAATGCCGTCACTCAACGAAACATGTTTCCGAGAAAAAGAATTTCACGATACTGGTAAGGACGATAAAATGAGACTCGGTAAAATAAGTAACAAGTCTCAGACGCAGCTAGAAAATATAAGGTATAATACGGTGGCTTTCCATTTTGACGGAACACATGAATATTATGATTATGCTCCGATGCACCATGAAAGCATCAAGCGTTCGTTCTACCAGCAATTTGTATTCATGACAATCGATACCGTAAACCAGCCTTTCGTAGACCCGAAAGGCGAAGCCATTATCCGTCTGGGGCAAAGAATTTCGATTGACCCTGCCACTGTAAATAATCAGCAGACTATTGCCGCGGGCGACTATATCGTAGCTGGACTTACTCACACTTTCTATACTTCGAGTAAATACACCATAATGGCTACATGTGTAAGCGACGGTATCAACGGCGTATCTGAAATAAAGCAATCTAAAAATACTCAGTAAGGTTTATTATGCAGACATCAACAGATGAAATATTAAACGAAGTGATAAAGAATGTCGGCGCTGGATTGAACCAGACATTACAAGGCACTTATGAAAAATTCGAGCAAGATCCTACTACTCGATGGACTGGCAAGGTTATCGACAATGATGACCCTAATAAATCGGGACGAGTAAAAATTCTCGTATTCGGCTATTATGACGATTTTGCCACGGCAGCAATTCCGTGGGCTGTTCCTGACCTGTCATATATCGGCGGCACCAACGGTAACTTCGTAATACCGGAAGTCGGAACTATCATGCGCGGTTATTTCGATGAAGGCGATATCCAGAAACCGATATTCGATTCCGTCGCGTTTACGACAATTACTGCTAAAAATTTAGAAAGAAACTATTTTGCCTTCAAGGCAGAAGACTATCCGTTCAAAATGGTATTGCTCGAAACAGACAACGGCGAATATCTTACATTGAATAGGAAAACCGGCGAAACCATATTCAAGCACAGGACTGGTCTTATACTTACAATTGACCCGAATGGCGGCATTTCAGTAAATACCGGCGAATCGTTGAATCCTGATGGCGCACCGGCAAGAGGAAACGTGTCGATAAATGTAAAGGGCAATACTGATATCACGACTGAAGGCACGACCAATATCGTATCGAAAGTCGGGAACGTGACAGTCAACAGCGAAAAAGGAAATGTCGAACTCGGACGTAACCTGGCCAAGCAGCTCGTCAATAATTTCCCGGCATGTGTCGTATGCGGTGTCGAACATTGCATCGGTAATACTAATGTGACATGTTAAAGGATAAATAATATATGCTAGAATTAAGCGCAAATCCAGATTTTTTAAAGCATGATACCGGTACAGTCCAGCAAGAATATTATGACCTTGACGGCAGTAACGAATTTACTGAATTATGGGGAGCCAACGCACTAGACCAGATGATTGAAAACGTGCTGTTGACTGAAAAATATGAACGCCTGTTCAATTTAAGTTTCAGTTCACCGATTTACGAAGTTCTCTTCCAAAATTTCGACAAGATAAACTTATATGTAAATACAATTTTTGACATAATAGAATTCTGGGTACCTATAAAAATAGATAGGACAAACGCCCATATCGAAACTGACCCGGACCAGCACGCGGTATCGTTCCAAATACCGTATATATCGAATAACGGGCAAATAGCAAGTTGTTTTGCAAGGCGAATACGTAAGTAATATGGCAAACGCAGATAAAAATAAAGTTGCAGATTTTAACGGACCGTCCTATGGTAACGATGCCAAGACAGGTATTTCAAAATTCTATCTCGTAACCCCTACGGGTAACGGTAATAGCATAGAAATACTTACTGGGTTGTTAAATGAAATGCCTGAATTCTCAATAAGTGTCGATTATGAAAACGGTCCTGGCGCTGACTGGCAAGATATGCTTATGGGCTTTATGACCAGCGATACAATGAGAATGGCTACGATGATTGGAAGTGCCAATGGTTCATTCAAAAACCTGCTTAAAATGGGTTCCTGGACCAAAAAAATATATGCAGGATATAAACCTAGCAGTATCAATTTAAACTTCAGAATATATGCTTCTGATACGTTAGGACAAAGCTCTATAAATGCATGGATTAGAGCATTAAACTCGTATGCGACGCTTAATGCCGCAAATGAATTCAGCATAAATTCTGCATTCCAGAACATCGGCAACGCGATGAAAAATATGCATATGACAGGCCAACAATTCGGTAATGTCATGCAGACAAGCCTGAAAAACTTCCTTTCGACAAACAATACCGACAGCCGTTCCGAGGAAGAAAAATTTAATGACCGCGACGCTACAGTAGTCCGTCAGGTCTCCATGTTCAATAGAAACTTACCATCTGCGGTCCAGTCATATAAATGGAAAAACTCCAATAAGAAAATAGACATCGCATGCGAGATTAGCGTAGGTACCGATCATGATGACGCGACAACAATATTCGGTTCATTGTCTGATAAGCCTACGGTAAAACTCGAAGCTACATACAGTGTCGCAATTACGTATAAAAATTCGGGCGGTTACGTCGGCGGAAGCCCGTATGCCAAGAAAGGTGTCGTTAAAGATGTCGGCGCATGGAAAAACTTGTCAGCAACGCCGGATTCCTTGAAAGAGGCGAAAGCAAACTCTATCGAAGATTTGCAGGTTGAAAAAATTTTCGATGAAATAAAAAACGCATATGGTAACAATGAAGCTATTTCCGCGGCATTGGACGGAATACTTGATGAATATAGACGCATTACTGATACATTCGACGAGAATGACCCGCTAGGAAGCGATATTGCTAAGGCTATATATAAGACCTTATCTAATATGGAACAGCTCGCGGACAAGACAGGAAAGCTTGCAGTAGCCAAATATGACGACAAGCGCGTATTCAGACGTTTCAATAAGGAAAACGGCCTAGGCGAAAAACTCTGGTTCCTCGTCTTATATCCTGACGTATTCTTTAATCGTGAAAATCCGCTAATCGTGTATATCAAAGACTGGGAAGCAAAATATTCGGAAGAATTCTCGTCTAGTGGTCCGATTTATTGTGATTTTAAAATTACCTGTTGTCTCGACCAGACATATTCCAGAGCACAATGGTATCGCGTATTGGCACCGGGCGTAAGAGACCTGAATACTATTGGAACAAGCCCGTTCCAGAGAAATGTAGCAGATTATTAATGTGTCTGGAACAAGGCAATCATATCTTCGTTCGAAAGAATTGTCTGTGTTTCCAAATCGATTTTAAAATCGACGAATATAGGCATTTCTAGTCCATTATAACGCGTAGTATTAATACATGGCTTGAAAGACCAGCTCTTTACAAGCCATTTTACTTTAAGGTTATTATTTTTAATAAGACCAGAAATTTCCAAATCGCATAACGGAACGCCACCGACATTATCGTTGGACATATTCAACAGGTTATCGAAAAAGCTTTTTATCTCGTTAAGTTCGCTAGCCAAAGTCTGTTCAGCATCATTAAGCTCTTGTGCATTCTGATCCGTAGGATTCATTGTATAGTCTGCAAGTTTTACTAACGACACATTAGATTTCGGGTCTTGTGATAACTCCCCGACGCGCTTAAAGTCCTTTGCAGTCTGGTCAAGTAAAGTACCGAATTTCTTACCTTGCGCGTTCGCATGTTCTAATGCCTTGCCGATATATTTGGCAGAATCGCTCAGATAGTATTCTCTAGGCGTAGTCACAAAAAACAGGAAATTCAAAATACTTCTATAGTCAGACGCCATGAACATGGCTTGCGGATATGCCTTGAATGACAACGACAAATTCAACGAGCAGCCGTCTTTCGGCATCTGTTGCGTCCATCCGTCAGTGACGATTGGCATCCTATAATTATCGTTATTCTGTGCGAATGTCCTAATTGCGGAGTTATCGGTAAAGCTCTTTATGTTTTCACTGATAACGCTTACTGGTGCGCCTTCCCACGACGTCTGATACGATATGCCTGGTAGGTTATCCAGAATACCGGTAACTTTGAAGCTGCTATTAAAACTCTGTTCTTCGTCAGTCAAACTGCTATTGACTACCTGTATTGAAAAATAATGCGACTTGGCGACAGGAGAGTTCGTCGCATTAACATTCTTTGTAGATCCGCCGTTCTGATATAGATTTAAAATTGCCATAATTAATAACCGTCAGCACGTCCATAACCGCCGCCACGGGCAGGTTTATAATTTTTAAGGAACTTTTCAAAATTGGTGTTCAATGTGTTCAATCCGTCGATAATCTGCTTAATGGACTTATCGTAGTCAGATTCATTAGACTTGATATAATTTGTATTGACACGTTCGCTAATAGAGTCATTGCTCCTGATAGTAACCGTATTACTGGATTTAATATTGCTGATTCTAGTAGACTCTGGAACGGCAACAGCTTCAGGGATCTGGTAACGTCTGCCGGCTTCCATAGGGCTACCGACAAAGAAATCTCGTAACGCGACTACTGCATCCTTAATACTGTTCAACGGTTCAGTTACTTTATTGATAAGCTGAGCATAGCTATTGTCCATCTTGACAGTAACTTGTTTTTCCTTGACCTTTTCCTGCTCTGTCTTCGTTCTGCCGCCCATGAAAGCGAACGCGATTGCTTTCGCGATACCTTCAATCAATGCTATTACCGGACTGAATACTATCTTAAAAAATCCGATACATGCGTCGACGATTAACGATCCGATTCCTCTAAATACCTCTATAATCGTAGATACGGCCTTTACTATCTGGTCGCCGAACTTAGAGAACAAATAAATAATCCCTACGACAACGAGCGCGACTGCGCCAATGATTACAAGCCATGCCGCACAAGAGAATATGAACTGCAATAACGCCAGATGGTTCTTGAAGAATATACTTGCCATCTCTGCAGTATGCCTAATCAATTCTTTTGCCTTCCTGAACAATAAGAAACTGGATTCGGCTCTCTGCTTCTTGACTTCGCCCTTCATCTGGAACATCCAAAGAACCATGTCTTTTGCCCATTTTCCAGTCAGGTAGAACATACGAGCCGTATGGTAAATAGTATTAAGCGTATTCATCACAAGTACTGGACCCTTGAACAGCGCGAACGCTATCGCCGCGTATTTAATAACCTTGTCTCGAATTTCTATAACTTTTCGTTTGACTTCGGTCGACAACGCTGTCCAAACGCCGCTGAAGAACGCGACGGCTAATAATACATATGGCAAAAATTTCGCTACCAGACTAGTTATTATTGCTACCGGATTCAATATACCGGAAAGAATTCTGCCAAGACCGCCTAAAAATTCCTTCATAGAAAATGGTAAAACCGGTCTTTGCATTTTTTCTTTCTTTGACTGTGACGGAGGCAATACAGGCTTCTGATCATTTTTACCTAAAGCCTTTTCTCTTTCCTTGGCTTTAGTAACTTTATCCTGGTTTAACAGAACTGCCTTAGTCTGCGCTTCTGCGCCCTTGATAAGCTGTTGCGTATTCTTTTCGGCTGATGTCGTTTGGTCTTTCTGCTGTTTCGCTATAAGTTTGACCGTATCTGCAAGTTGACCGAGACCCTTATGTTCCAGCGATGCAGTAGTCCTTCTTGAGCCTATTGTAGAAACAGTATTTCTTAAAACCTTCTCAAGGTTTTTATTACTTGTATTGGATTCCAGCTTACGAACTTGTTCTTTAAGTCCGTTCAAACTTCGTAAAATACTGTCAAGCCTGTTAATATTTCTATTTATCAGTTCATTATTCTTGCTGAATTTATTGACACATGTAGTTATAGCCTGTTTAATAATTTGAACAGGTGCTAAAATTGTATTTGATGAATCTTTTATGCTCTTTAATATTTCAATTTTAACGTCTTCCGACGCGGCAGTAAGTTTCCTAGCGGATTGTTGTTCAGC